TCCCAGGACGAGTACAGCCTCGAGGCAGCGCTGGTGTTCTGGCTGCCCACGGGCAAGAACCGGGTAAAGATGAACCGCGCTACCGAAGCCTATTCGTGGGTGTGTTCCGCGCCGCACAGCAATCAACACCTCGATCTTGGGCGCATCCTGTGGGCGGGCGCAGAGGCCGATGTCGGACGCATCATCGACCCCGACTGCACCAACAGCGACCCGGATGGCCCGGGGTGGATCGGTCTGCACCACCCGAGGTTGTCCTGATGGTGGTGGACGAAGTTTTCTCCCCCGGCGAGCGGATCACCCACCATGAGTACGGCCAGGGGGTTGTTCTCGATGCGGCCCATGATGGCTACCTGCGCGCCTTCTTCGGCGTTGGCGAGCGCCGGGTACCGGTTGGTTCGATCCGCCGTGAGCTATCGCGCACGGAGCGCATCCTGCGGGCGGTGGACGGTGGCGCGGATCGGGCACGCAAGGCGTGGCTGTCCTACGAGGCCCATGCACTGCCGGTAATGGAAAGCGCGTCGGCGCTGACTTCCGCCAAGATCGATCTGCTGCCGCACCAGGTGGTGCTCACGCACCGTATCGCCACTGCGTCGCCTCGACGTTATCTGATTGCCGACGAGGTGGGGCTGGGCAAGACCATCGAAACCGCGCTCATCCTGCGCGAGTTGGCCAGTCGTGGAGAGCTGAAGCGCGCACTGATGGTCGTGCCAGCCGGGCTGGTCAACAACTGGCATCGCGAGCTGAACGAGGTGTTCAACCTCGACTTCGAGGTGTTCGGTTCGGAAGGTGACATCACCGACCGGAAAACCAATGCTTTTGCCAAACACGACCGGCTGATCGCCAGCATCGATACCCTGAAGCGCCCCGCGCGCATCAAACGGCTGCTGGATGCGCCGCGCTGGGACCTGGTGGTGTTCGATGAAGCCCATCACCTGACGGCCTACAAGACCGGCGGCAAGGTCCGCAAGACCGAAAATTACAAACTGGCCGAGGCGCTGAAAGATCATTCGCGTGACCTGATGCTACTGTCGGCCACGCCACACCAGGGCAACCATTTCCAGTTCTGGATGCTGGCCCAATTGCTGAACCCGACGCTGTTCGGCAGCCCCGAAGAGATGCTGGAAAACCGCCATCGCCTGAACACGGTGATGTTCAGGCGCACCAAGGCCGATGCCTGCCAGCCGGACGGTTCGCCGCTCTTTGCCCGTCGCTGGGTGCACACCGAGTCCTTCCTGATGAATCAGGAAGAGCGGCTGTTCTACGAAAAGCTGCGGGAGTACCTGGAGGACGGATTCAATCTGGCGCGCCGGCAAGGCAGCAAGGGACAGGCGCTGGGCTTCCTGATGGCTATCTTCCAGAAGATTGCCGCATCGAGTTTTGCCGCCGTGCGCCGGACCTTGAAGCGGCGCCTGCTGATGCTGACCCTGCATGAGGCCCTGCTGCGGGACAAGGATCTCGACATCGAGGGGCGCGAGCGCCTGATGGAAGAAGCGCGGGAGCTGATCCACGAGGAGTTCGGGCTGCCGCGAGACGCCATCGGCCGAAGTGAGGTCGATCGTGTGCTGGCGGACCTGAAGTATCGCCTCGTCAAGAAGCTCGATGAAGAAGCGCTGGAGATGGCCTCCGACCCCTACGCCAGCGAGTATTCAGCGACGCATGCCGAAGAGGCGGCGTCTGCGGTGGTGGAACTGCATCTGCCGGAGGAGCGGCTGCGCATCGGCGATCTGCTCCGGATCTTTCCGCAGCAGCGCGAGACCAAGGCGCAAAAGCTGCTCGACGGCCTCGGCACGCTGTGGCGACAGAACCCGAACGAAAAGATCGTGGTGTTCGCGACCTATCTCGGCACGGTGGATCTGATCGCCCGCGAGATCGACCAGACCTTCCCCGGTCAGGGTGTGGTGGTGTTGCGCGGTGGTGACCACGGGGCCAAGGTGGCGGCCGAACGCCGCTTCCGCCAGAAGGACGGACCGCGCGTGCTGGTGTGTACCGCCGCAGGCCGGGAAGGGATCAACCTGCAGTTCGCCCGCATCCTGTTCAACTTCGATCTGCCGTGGAACCCGATGGATGTGGAGCAGCGCATCGGCCGCATCCACCGCTATGGCCAGAACCACACGGCGCAGGTCTACAACCTCGTGTTGTCGGACACCATTGAGGGCCGCATCTTCCTGTTGCTCGATGAGAAGCTGACCGAGATCGCACGTACCGTCGGCAAGGTCGATGACCAGGGCAACGTAGCCGAAGACCTGCGGGCGCAGATCCTGGGGCAGTTGTCCGAGCGACTCAACTATGACCGCCTGTATCAGGAGGCGCTGTCCGATCCCGAGCTGAAGCGCACCCAGGTTGAACTGGAAGCCGCCTTATCAAACTCTCGCGAAGCGCGGCAGGTGGTGTTCGATCTCTTTCAGGATCTGGAGGGGTTCAGTCTCGACGACTACAAGCCGTTCGCCGATGTGTCATCGAGCCTGGATCGCCTGGTGCAATTTCTGTCCGCTGCGGTCGCCGATCGGCAGCAGAAGCTGCTCAAGGTCAACGATGAGACCTATGACCTCATGACGGTCGACGGCGCACGTCGTGCTCGCTTCACGCTCAATCGCGACACCGCGACTGACCGGGATGACGTGGAACTGATGGGTCTGGACCATCCCCTGGTTCAGGAGGAACTGGGTCGTTGGCGCAGCTTGCCTCCGGAGGATGTCGGCATCGCCGTTGGCGCGAATGTCGACGAACCCGTGCTGCTGTCGCTGTGGATGGTAGAGGCTTCTGTCGGCAACGGTGAGCGGCGTGTCGTGGTTCAGCCGATCGCCGTGAAGCAGGACGGGACCCGTGTTCCGGCGGTGGAACGTCAATGCGAGCAGTACCTCAAGGCTCCCACCGCGTCCCCAAAATTCCTGCCGGAGCAACGGCTCGAACTATTCACTCGCGCAGTGGAGCCGACGCTGCAACGGGAGCTGAAACATAAGGGCGCCGCGAATGGGGATGGCAGCTATTCGGCGGAGCTGATCGGCTACGTTGAGATTATCGAGCGGACCGCCTGAGACGGCAGCACGCAGAGAAGAAGACAAGGACACGAAGCATGGCCCGCATCGAAAACCACAAATACAGCATCGAAGAAGCATTCAGGGAGTGTTTCTACATCGTCCCGGACTACCAGCGTGAATACGTCTGGACAGACAAGGAGGTGCATCAGCTGCTGGAGGACATCAACGAGCAAATCGATGCGGGGTCGACGCGGGAATACTTCATCGGCACCGTACTGGTCTCACCGACCGATCAGAAGAACCACTACGAGGTCATCGACGGCCAGCAGCGATTGACCACGTTCTTTCTGCTGCTCTGCGCCCTGAAGCATGTATTTCAAGGTGAGCCTCAGCGGCAGGTTGTCAGCGGTCTGATCTCGACCAGCTACACCGACAGCGACGGCGAGACGAGAACCAGTCTGAAATTGGAGCCGCGATACGAAAACGCCGGCGAAGTGATGGCCAGGCTGGTGGAGCTGGATGCAGATCCACAAGCTGTGAGGACTGGAATCCAGTCAGCCGGTATCGCCAGCTTCGGCTCCCTGGAAAACCTCGTCAGCGCCTATGGCACGATCTACCGCTACTTGAAAGACAACTACGACGATGCGCCCAAGCTGAAGAAGTATTGGGGCTACCTGGCCAACAACGTGGTGTTCATCCAGATTTCCACCGACGTCAGTAGCGCGTTGAAGATCTTCGAGACGATCAACGAGCGCGGTGTGGGCCTGAACCCGATGGACTTGCTGAAAAACCTGCTGTTCACGCAGGTCAAGCAGGCCCAGTTCACCCAGCTCAAGGACGAGTGGAAGAAGATCACCAAGCCGCTGGAGAAGGAGAAGGAAAAGCCGCTGCGCTTCCTGCGCTATTTCCTGATGGCCAACTACGTCATCAAGAACGAGCGTGGCGATGCGGTGGTGCGCGAGGACGAAATCTACGACTGGTTCGTGGCCAAAGACAACGCGGTGTTGTGCGATTACGCGAACAAGCCTTTCGAGTTCGTGCGGAAGGTGATTCGCAACGTCGAGCACTACCTGGCATTCGCAAATGGGATGGGCAATGACGGCAAGCCCAGTCTGGCGATGGACAGCCTCAAGCGGCTGGCTGGTGGTGCGTTCAGCTTGCACTACGTCCTGTTACTGGCAGCGGCCAATTTCCCGAAACCGCTGTTCGATCACTTCGTCGCGCAACTGGAGAGCTTCCTCTTCTACTACATCTTCACCAAGACGCCGACCAAGGATCTGGAGCGCAGCTTCTCCCAGTGGGCGGATGAATTGCGCACCATTGCCGAGGGCGGCGACCCGGCGAAGCAGAAAATGCAGCTCAACGCGTTTATCGCCGATCGTTTCGAGAAGAACATGGCCGGCAAGTCGCAGGAACTGGCCGATGCCCTCAAACGCTTCACCTTGTATTCGATGCAGCAGTACAGGACACGTTACCTGCTGGCCCGGCTGACGCAGCACGTCGAGATGGCCTTCAGCGGACTGAAGGTGCCGGGCAGCCTGGAACCGTTCACCAATCTGGAAATCGAGCACATCCTGCCCAACAAGCCGGAGGATGATCTTCGCGCCAAGTGGGCCACGGAGAATCCGGGGATGGTCTATGACGACTACAAGAACCGGCTGGGCAACCTGACCTTGCTGGAAAAGCCCATCAACATCGTCGCAGGCAATGACTTCTACACGGCCAAGCAAGTCGAGTACGGCAAGAGCGGCAACTACCTGACCCGCAGTTTGGTCGCGTTGACCGACGTCGGGCAAAACACGTCCATCTCTCGGATTAACGCCAAGCTGGAAGCCTTCCCCAACTGGAATGCGGCGTCCATCGAGAAGCGCCACGCAATGCTCATTGCCTTGGCGCGGGATGTTTGGAAGACGACGCCAATAGATGTCTGATGTGGGAGCTCTATCAACATGACTGATGCATCAGCACCTGCGCCGATGTGCGATGACTGCAAGGCCTTGATTGGCGCGTCGCGAAGCACCAAGCCTCATGCAAATCTCGAGTACAAGGATGGCAGAAAGGTCTCGTCGATGATGGGCGCTGCCGATGAGGCGTACTACCGCTGCAAAGTGTGCGGGCACGAATGGCTGCACGAGACCGGATCTTGCGGCATGGGTTGGGTTGCATAGCTGTGGCGACTCGCATGGCGAGATCAACCCACAATGACGCCCCGTGAAGATTATGGACAGAATCGATATTGGCACCTGGGCAAACATCAGCGCTGAAGGTTGGAGTTCCCTCCTTCTGGGCAACGGCGCCAGTATCGCCATCCACAAGGAGTTCGCATACCCAACACTCCATGGCATCGCTGATGCAAAAGGACTGCTCGCCACCACTGCCCCAATATTCGCCAAGCTCGGGACGACCGATTTCGAGCATGTTCTGCTCGCGTGCTGGTATGCCGAGCACGTCAACGGGGCATTGGGGACGCCGTCGGCCGCCATCTCCGCAGCTTATGAGGAGGTCCGTACAGCGCTGATCGAAGCTGTGCACAGTGTGCATCCGGTGCATGCCGATGTTGCCGCCGACCTTCAACGGGTCGGTGCGTTTGCGCGCGTGTTTCCCACGGTCGTCAGCCTGAACTACGACATCACCTTGTACTGGGCCATGCTGCTGTTCAACGCGGCGAACGGGAGTTGGTTCAAGGACGCATTCCACGACGGGGAGTTCCAGACGGATTGGGAATATCTGCGGCGACACCTATGGGCACGCTGCAGGAGCAACATTGGTTTTCTACCCTCACGGCAGTCTTGCTGTTGCTCGTGACTACCTTGGTGATGAGACGAAGCTCGCTGTAGGCGCGGGAGCCGCAGGTGACTTGCTTGGCACCATAACCCGGAGGTGGGCGTCCGGGCACTATGTGCCCGTGTTTGTTAGCGAGGGAACCAGCAAGCAGAAAGTCGCAGCGATTCGTCGGAGCCACTACCTGACGAACGTCTATGAAGAGGTTCTGCCCAGCCTCGGAGAGAGTCTGGTCGTGTATGGCTGGAGCTTTGACGAAAGGGATCAGCACATCCTCGATGCCGTCTCGGCGAATCCGCCGAAGCGAATGGCTGCCTCGGTGTTCACGGGGCAACCAGATGGAGATCAGCAAGCGTTCTGCCACCAGGTCCTCAAGGCCGTTGGCCGGTCTTTGCCGACAACCGCTGTAACGTTCTTCGATTCACAGAGCCCAGGGTGCTGGAACAATCCATAACGAAGTAGATTCGTTGTGGTCGGCCTCTGGAACTCGACGCTGATCTACGCGTCGGCGATCAGTAGGGTGAGCTCAGCCTCGCGTCGCGTAACGAGGCCCGGCAGTACCCTGCCTCCACCGTACACCCAGCGTCGTAGCTCTTGTCCTGCCGTAAGCCAGTCTCGCTGGTTAATTCGTCGACGCAGCGTAGATGTCTGCAGCCGACCGGCACCAAGGTTGAAGGTGAAGTCGACGATGGCCGCGAGCCGGCCCTCGGGCTCGGTGGCCAGCACCGGGCAGTAGCGCAGCGTGGCGGCGAGAGCCGTGCGCAGATCCTGACGCAAGTAGGTCTCGCCCTCTTCCTCGTCGATCGGTGGATGGTCCGGTTTGCATAGACGCCCGTAGCCGATCGTCCAGTAGCCGGCCGGGCAGATATAGGGATGGGCCCGGCGCAGAGGATCTGACCGCGGAATACGATGGAATCCCTCGAAGCGCTTCGCCAGGGCGATGGCTGCTTGGGGAATCTGGCTCATGGCCTCACCCGATCAAACACGCGCCCGAGGAACCAGAAGTTCAGCACCCCGGCCCACAACGCCTGGTCGGCATCGGACCATGCGTGGAGGATGGCGACGCCCCAGTCGGCACCGCCCTCAATAGCAGCAACAAAGGCGGCCGTCTTGGCAGCGCAGTACAACGCCATGAACCAGTAGGTGATCACTGGACGAACGCTGCTCGACAGAGCATCGGCCCAGCGAACGCCGGTTTTCTCACCCTGGGTGCGAACGGCGTCGCGCAGCGTTTCGATTGCGCCCACGTTCCACGCCGCATCAGCCCCGGCGCCGATTTCGTCCATGCGCTGAGCACCGCGCAGCTTCTCAAACTCAAGCGCCTTGTCCTGCATCGCCAGTTCGTGGCCGCGTTCGCCCTTGCGGTCGAGCCACTTGAGGAGTTCGGGCGCCAGGCGGAACGCGCCGCCGAGCAGGCCGCCGAGTAACGTCTCGATCATTGGGCACCTCCGAACACCTTCAGCTTGATGAGCGCGCCTGCCACCAATGCCAGCAGGAATCCGGTGGTGACCATCTTGATGACGGTCTGCCACGCGGTGTGCTTGGCGGTGTTGAAGGCGTCGAGGAGTCCGCGTAGTTCGCGGATGTCGTGAGCAGCGTCGTCGCCATCCAGGCCAACATCGGCCAGGGCTCGCTTGGCACCACGTTCAGCGGCGCGTTCCAGCAGGTCGTCGAAGTCCTCCTTGCGCAGGAGGAGCATGTTGTCGACCAGGACAGGTTGTTGTGGGTCGGTCATGGGCAGGCTCCAAAAATGCGAAACCCGCCACGAGGGCGGGTTTCTGGGGTTCGGTGGAAAGGGTTCAGATGGCGATGCCGGGGCTCCAACCAGTGACTTTGTAGGCCGAGAGCACGGCCTCGTCCTCGATGAAGCACAGCCAGCCGATCTTGGGGATGTGGTACTCCCATGCGCCGGCAATCCTCGCGGCGATCTGGTCGGTTTTGCCACTCCAGACGCCGGTGGCACCAGCGGGAATCAGGTACCGATCGCCATTGACCGGGCTGGCGGGCGGCGTGGCCAGATCGCGGTCTTTGACCGACAGGCTGACCACGGCACCCAGCCGTTTCAGGTTGGCGTCCATACCGGCACCCCAGCCGCTTTCGCCGAGCGTCCAGCCGTAGTTGAGTCCCAGATTCGGGTCAGTGATTGCGGGCATCAGATGCCTCCGTAGTATTTGTCGTAGGAAAGTCCGTAGCCGGCGCGCTCGAAGGCGATCGAGTGTTTCTGCAGGCTGATCACGCCGGAGCGGTTGGATTCGAGCTCAATTCGCAGCGCAGCATTGGGTCGGCCAAGACCGGAATCGGCGGTGTCGTCGGCCAGGGTGTAGGTCTGGCTGGTGCCGGTCAGACCGCTGTAGGTACGCCGCAGGCTGCCCGCTTCCCCGTAGATGCGCAGCGTGTAGGTCACGCCAGCCTCCGGGCCGATGTTGCCGTTGGTCTGGGACACCAGGGTCACCGTCTGGCTCAGCCGGTCCCGGTGGGCCCAGGAGATGACCAAGTCACCCTTGGCGACTGCCGGGTAGCCCACGTTGTTGATCTTGACGTTGCCGGGCGGGTAAGGCCGATTCTGGCGCCGGTTCATGGCCAGGGAGTCGGTCGGAGCCGATGCCAGCGCCAGCGTGCCTTTGCCAGTCACCGTGAGCAGGCGCGCATTGACCGTTTCCCCAGCGACGTATTCGGTCGGATCGACGCCCTGCGCGCCATCGGCAAACCAGATCCGGCTGCCGGCGGCGTGGCTGACCGGCACGGAATCCATCACGCCACGGGTCAGCGTCAGGCTTTGAGTGGTCGTGTTGATCGCGGTGACCAGGACGACTTCGTCGTTGATGTAGGCATAGGTCCCGGTGGCGACCAGATCGATGTCGAGTTCGCCGTTGTAGGTGACCGTGCTGGCGACCTCTTGCGCGAGGCTGGAAGCCAACACCGCCGTGGGGCAGAACTCGCCTTGTCCGCGCTGGTTGTAAGTCGATGCCGAACTCGTCTTGCTATACAAGTCGTAGTTCATGGCGCCCGGCACTGGGCGCCCGCCCAAGGTCTGTAGGAAGCAGTCGGTGGCATCGAGGTAGGCCAGCTCCGCTGCGGACAGTGCACGGGCAACGTCCCAGTACGGGGCCTCGACCAGTCGCCGAGGCGTGGTCGCCGTCGGCGCGGGAACTGGATCGGTCCATCCCGTGGGCTGCGAGGCGGTGTAGGCCGCCGAGGGCAGTCCGAACACATCCTCGACCGCGTCGATGCTGATGGCGCCGTTGGTGAGTGAGCCACCATCGACGCCTGCAATCCGCATCACCAGACCGGCGATCCCGAGCGCTGGCCACTCCAGCTTGAACACATCACCCGGATAGAGATTCCAGGCTGCGCGGTTCACCTTCAAGCGGACCTTGGCAAGCGGCGTGGAGACGACGGCCAGATCGCGCATGGCGACCCGAGCGGCGAGGTTGTCCGAGGTGATGCCGGGGTAGCGCCGTGTCTGCGATACCACAGCGCCCTGCGCCTGGATGTTGGCCAGATCCTGGACCGCGATGCTGGTCTCTTTGAAGGTGTCTGGCTTGGTGTAGATGAGCACGATCTCGTTGGTCGTCTCACCCCAGGCCGCCCGCTGAAAGCTCTCCAGCTCGATGATGTTGTCCGGGTTCAGGATGGGGAGCGTCGCGACGGCGTAGTCGGCGCGCACCAGCTTCAGGACGAAGCGCCCGGTCGACGGCGAGGTCGTGAGCACGCCGCCGATGTGATCCATGATCTCCTTGATGAACTGCTCGATCTTGCTCTGCTGCAGCCAGATCATGTTCAGACCGAACCCTTCGGTGTAGAGCACATCAGCCGCCGCACGAAACGAGGCGTCGTCGATGCTGGCCGTCGGATAACCCATTCCCCAAGCGACGTTTGTCAGGCATTCGTAGACGATGTGCGCGGGGTTGGCGGCTCCGCTGATCTCCGCCTTTGCGGAGTACCAGTCGCGGAAGCAGCGCTTCACGCGCACTGCCCAAGGCTTCATGTAGGGGTTGTTCGCGGCGATGTACACCTGCCGCAGAATCAAGCTCAGAATCCCGCGATAGGCAGGCTGCGGTGAGCCGATCTTCGAGACGAGGTAATCGTTTGGTGTCTGCGCCGCCTGGCCAAACGCGGCATCGATGGCACCGGAGACACCGCCTTCGCGCTTCTCGCCACCGAACAGCTCCGGCATGTTGACCGTGATCCGTCCACTGGCAGTGAGATTGCCGCTCCAGGCCTGGCGCTCGCCGACCTGGATCTCGGTGATGGCATCGACCGGCCCGTGGCAGATGGCGAGGTGCATCCCCAGGTAGTAGCGGTAGCCGACCGTCTGCGATTTGCTGCTACCGCCCATCGTTCACCTCGGAGGCTATGCGTTCTCGGGCGGCGGCGACTACGTCCTCGGCCATGCTGTCCCCGGTTGCCAGCAACGTGGGCGCTGGTAGACCTTGGTCGATGAACAGGCTCCAGTCGAGCTGGTGGCGCGCGAACCACTCCCGCGCACCACGATTGCAATAGCCCAGGCGACGCATGTCGCCATGGGTCACCAGAATGTCAGTCATTTCTTTCCACCTTTGGATTTGATCGGCGTAGTGCGCAGATCGCCGTACCAGACCACGTTGGCGCTCTTCACCAGCACACTGCCGAACACGACCGGCACGGGACGGCCTTCATCGGCGGTCGGCGCATCGAAGTCTTTGAGTTCTGCGGCCTGGGGCTGTGGTGTTTTGGGTTGCAACGCGTACTGAATCAGTACGCTGACGATCAGAACGGCAATGGCGGCCCACATGGGAATCCCTCGGCTACTTGGTCTCAGTAAATCGGGCTGCCACCGAAGGGATTCTTGGTCGGAATGAACGGGAATCCGCCGAAGTTGGCGCTGTTGCCGAACTTCGCGTGGCAGGTATTCAAGGTGCGATCACAGCCGGGGTACAGATAGATGGCATCGCCAATGGCGAGTCCCGGTGGCACAGCCGACAAGGTGATGGCGTCGGCGCTGTGGCCGACGATCATGCGTTTTTCGGTGATGCCGTTGGCTGCCCAGGTCGCGTAGCCGCCCGCAAAGTGCCCGACGGCGTACCCTGCAGCGGCCGGAACACTCAGCAAGGTGCCGGCAATCGAGGTGACCGTCCCAGCGACCCGAAACACGACGGCGCTCGCCCCGCACACCGTTCCGTAGAGCACATGCGGGCAGTTGCGTTGATACAACCGCCGCAGGCCGATGCGCTGCAGGCTGGTGTAAACCGGTTCGCAGTTGAGCTCGACGACCGATTCACGCCATTCCGCGTTGAGCACGCGCCCCATCCACACCGCGACGGTTTCACCATCACCGCGATGTTGCCGGTACAGCGTGAGCAAGGTGACTTCGGACGGAGGTGTCGAAATGAAGCCCTGGGCAACCTCGACATCGCGCGCAAAGGTGATGCGCAGTCCTGCCTTACCGATCTCCGTGGTCTGTTCGATGCTGCCGCGACTGATCGGCACTGCGCTGTAGCTGTAGGTCGCATACGTCGCATCCTGCGCGGCGCTGGTGTAACGCCAGGTTTCACCGCCTCGGCGAAACTCGTACAACTCCACTGGACTGCTGGCGTCCGTAGATGCTTCTCGGCTGGCATAGGTCATGTGTCATCCCGAATGCTTCTGACGGAGATGGACACCTCCGCCATGTCATCAGTGTGGTGAGCCAGTTCGATGGCATCGCTGTCCAGGCGCACCAGCTTCATGAACGACACATGGCGGATCTGGTCGGGCAGCAGTGCCGCGCCTACCACGCTGTCGATGGCGATGCTTTCAGTGCTGGGTGTTAGAGCAGTGGCGCCCGCGATGCGCCGGTAGTAGCGGCTGCCGGACGTGGTGGCAATCATGATGTCGCGTCGCCCGACGGCGGCCGGCACGTTGGCGGCGTAGGCGCGGTTCTCCACGGTGATGGCCGAGTCGAAGGCGCCGATGGGGCTTACTACCTTCAGGTCCGACTGGAAACTGGGCATCCAGAACGCCGTCAGTCTGCCCGCGCGAGCGGCCAACCAGGACCGGAACGCCGCGATCGCGGCACGTCCGCTGATCAGCCAGCGATGCGTCCGGCGCACGGTGCCAATCCCCGACAGGTCATCGATGGCGCGTCGGCCCGTCAGGAAATCCAGCTCGTTGAGCTTGCGGTCGTAGTCGGTATCGACGTCCTCGGTCCAGTTGGTCGCGGTGAGCAGGACGGGGTAGCCCCGGTAATCCAACGTCTCGGTGGCAGCGGGCAGCAACCACTCCTCCTCGAGTTGGAAGCGGACCGTGGCCCGGCCGATGGCATCGCTCAAGTAGGTCAGGCCGAGTTCGTTCTGCACCCGTGCAGGCTGGACAGGCAGGATCTTGGTGCCAACCGGCCAGGTCGAATCCAGCGGGCTCTTGATGGTCAGCGACGTGGGCAGGACCGCCGTGATCTCAGCGAACTCGGATTCCGTTCCCAGCACCAGTCCCACCAAGCCGCCGACGGCAAAGTCTCGATTCGCAGTCGTCACGGAAATGGACGTCGCGCCGGCAGTAATAGGGTTTACTGCAAGCGCGACATCGGTCCAAAGCGGCAAGCCGAACACCCGTGCCTGCCAGGACAGCAACAGGTTCTCCATCTTTACGCGCTCGGTGTCCGAGCCGACCAGAGCGCTGTACTCGAAGCTGCGCCTGGCTCCAGCGCGCAAGCGCACGCGCTGCTCAAAACCAGCATGAGACTCCATCACATCGGTGAGCCATTCCAGCCGTTCGACAACCGGCTGTACCCAGTTCGGCGCAAAGATCCAACCGACGATGCGACGTCCGGTCGCCAGCAAGGTGGAGCTGTCGAGGGCAAACGCGAAAGCGAACGTCGCGTTCACGGTAGGCGGCCCATTCGGCGTGACCGCGAGCGTATAGAGCCGCGATTCATTGGCGGCAAACACTGTCGGCGCCGGCGCTGGACCGATCAGCGTCATGCCTTCCGCACCGGTGGCGGTGATCGAGGCCAGGTCGTTCGATGTCAGCCTCGCATTCCAGACCTCAATCGTGCGGCTCTGCTCCGATGCCAGGCTGCCGAGGTTGATGCGCCCGGGCAGCAGGTGCACGCGGAAGTAGTAGTCCTCGAAGTAGCTCGGCACCCGAATGCCGGTCAGCGCCCTCTGCGCAGGCACCGAGATGTCGGCGGTGTAGCTCCGTGCGCCTCTCTCAGCTCGTGGCGTATCGCTGGCGGTGTACGGATAGATGGCGGCAACCTGATACCCGTCGATGCTCAGGAGCGGGTTCAGTGAGCCAGCCTGAGCGCGATCGAGCACCATGCCGGTTAGGATGGGCATGTCAAAGCTCTCGAATGAGGTGAAGGTGAAGATCAGGGGCCGTCGTACCGGACGGCCATCGCGATCGTCCCGGAGTGCGTTGCGCCGTTGTAAGGCGACGCGGCACGGCTCCC